GAGTTCCAGTTGGCTCCAATTCCTGATTCAGCCTATACAGTCAAACTGCTGTATTACTCTGCTCCTACGTTTTTGAGCGACTCAAACACAAGCAATGCGTTTGTGGCTAATGCGCCTGACGCTTTGCTTTATGCTGCTTTGCTAGAGGCAGAGCCATTCTTAATGAATGATGCTCGAATCAATACATGGGGAACTATGTACGACCGAGCAATCTCAACCCTGACAAAATCTGACGAGTCATCTCAGTATTCAGGCGTTCCACTTTCAATGACACTTGCAACGAGGTAATCATGTCTGAAATGTCAAACTATCTTGAGACTTCATTAGTTAATGCTGTTCTCAGAAATACGAGCTACACAAGCCCATCTACTGTCTATTTGGCGCTCTACACAAGCGACCCAACAGACGCAGATTCAGGCACAGAGGTGTCTGGCACTTCTTATGCTCGTCAATCAATCACTTTTGGTTCGCCTACTAACGGTGTAACTACAAACAGCGCAGCGATTGAGTTTCCTCAAGCTGGTGGTTCATGGGGAACAATTACCCACGTTGGCATCCGTGATGCTTCTACAAGCGGTAATCTGTTGTTCCACACTGCCTTGGATGCTTCTAAAACAATCGCCACTGGTGACGTTTTCCGCATCGCATCTGGTTCACTGAGCGTAACATTGGCGTGATATGGCTGACCTGCTCCCACCGTGGACAATTGACAGTCTAGATAATCTCAAGGCTAGTCTTGACGACTTAACGCTGTCTCTTGACAGTGAGTTATACACAACGTCAGTCACACTGTGGGATGCTTACGGGTCAGTATCGACTAGCGCATCAGTTTCGGCAGATTCAAGCGTCACATTTGCTGGCGCTGCTTCTGTTTCCACATCTGCATCTGTCTCATGTGAGGCTATCCGTGTCGCACTAGGTACGGCATCCGTAGACGCTTCTGCAAGCGTTTCTTGTGATGCGACTAGGGTTGCTATTGGCTCGGCAGATATAACGGCTTCTGCGGCTGTTTCTGCGGCTGGACAGCGTATTGCTATCGCATCGGCTGACGTTTCTTGTTCTGCGACTGTTACAGCTCTTGGTGGCATCGTTGCAAACGCTACGGCTGATATTTCTGCAAGTGCGACTGTCTCTGCTGATGCAGTCAGAGTTCGTGAGGCTGATGCCTCAATCTCTGCATCTGCAACTGTCACTGCATTGGGCGGCATTACGGCTGACGGGTCTGCATCTGTAACCTGTGACGCAACATTTGAGGCTAGTGCTTATGCGGTCTACGATTTCACTGGGTCTGTGGACTGCAACGCTGTTGTTGTTTGCAATGGGGTGCGTGTGGGCGATAATTGGTCTAACGTACCAGTTAGCACAGATACTTGGGCTGATGTGTCGCAAAACGACAACACTTGGTCAGAATCGAGCGTAGGCTCAAATTCTTGGTCAGATGTTGCAAGTAACTCAAACACTTGGGCGCAAACTGCCTCAAGTTCAAACACTTGGCTGAGACAATGACAATACAACGAGTTCCATTAGGTGAGTGGTTACCAGATCAGCCAGGTCTGATTGGCGCAATCACCAAAGCACAAAACTGCTACCCAACACAGACAGGCTATGCGTCTTTTCCGTCTGAGGCTGACTTGTCTGCTGCGGCTGACGAAAACCTGATGACATTGGCATATTCAAAAGACCAATCAGGCACGATCAAGCTGTTTGCTGCTGGTCAGGCAAAGATTTACACAGTTGATTCTGTTGGAGCTTTGACTCCTGTTTGGTATACGGCTGGCACTTATGCTCAGTCTGGCAGTACAACTTTGACAGTTACGGCTACGGCTCACGGCTGGAAAACTGGTGATTCTGTCTATTTGAACTTCACAAGTGGCACTGCAACTGATGGTCAGTTCACAGTCACAAAGGTCAATGCTGATTCTTTTACGGTCACAACAACATCTGCAACAACGACAGGAAACGTTCGCATTTCGTCTGTTGAGGCTGGTTTGAACACGCCTGCTGGTCAGCGCATCCGTTTCACTCGATTCGGAAACCGCACAATCGCGGCTAACTTTGGTGATCGCCTTCAGTCTTTTGTGGCTGATGACAGCACATCTTTCAGAAATCTGGCTGATGATGCTCCTATCGCAAAGTTTGTGACTGTGGTTCGTGACTTTGTGGTTGCTGCAAATATCACAAGCAGCGGTGGCGACTATCCTTATCGCGCTCAATGGTCAGGTCTTAATGATGAAACTACATGGACAACTAGCCAAGTCACTCAAGCTGATTATCAAGACATTCCTGATGGTGGCCATATTACTGGCATCCGTGGCGGTGAGTTTGGTCTTATCCTGATGGAGAAGGCAATCCACCGTATGAGCTACGTTGGTACGCCTTTCATTTTCCAGTTTGACAATATCAGCCGTGAGAAGGGTTGCATTGCGTCAGGCTCAATCAGCCAATATCAAGGTTTGACGTTCTTCTTGTCTGATGATGGATTTTACGTTTGTGACGGTCAGCAAGTCATGCCGATTGGCGCTGAAAAAGTAGATCGCTTTTTCTTTAGTGACGCTGACCCTGACTTTTCCACCATGTCATGCGCTGTTGACCCAGTTCGCAAACTCGTTTTGTGGAACTACAAGAGCCGTTTCGCAGAGCGTAAGTTGTTGGTTTACAGCTTCACCACAAAGAAGTGGTCTGTGATGATGACCACGGCTGATTACATCTCTGACGCTACAACCGCATCGGTGACGCTTGAGGAATTGGACAGCATCAGCTCGTCAATTGATGCTTTGAGTGTGTCTTTGGATTCAAACCAATACGCTGGCGGCAAATACTTCTTGGGTGGCACTACTGGCACAAAAGTCATTACGTTCAACGGCGCTAAGAAAACAGCGACCATTGAGACAGGCGACATTTCCACTGGCGGCAGATCATTGGTGACTTTGGCTCGCCCACAGGTTGATAACGGCTCTGCATTGGTTGCCTTGGCTTCTCGCACATTGTTAAGCGATGGCGTGACATTCGGCACAAGCACAGCAGCAGACTCAGACAACAGGGTTTCTTTGCGTGGCTCTGGCAACTACCATCGACTGCAAGTTACGCCAAGTGGCGACAACTGGAACATGGCTGTTGCTGTGGATATTGACGTTGTTCCACAAGGGAGCCGTTAATGTTTCGCACACTACCCGTATTTGGTGGAGATCAAAGGGCTGTTGCGGAAATCGTCAACGGCATTATGAATGGCAAGACAAACAATCACGGTACTGTGACGCTTGCCACTGGTAATGCCACGACTACAACGATCTATGACCAACGCATCAGTCCTGACAGCAAGATAGTCATCATTCCGTTTTCTGCTGCTGCTTTTACTGATTCAACGCCTTATGGCGCTTTCCAAGACTCAACAGACCAAACTGCGGCATCTACAACTGCGGCATACGCTGTGACGTACAACACAACAGACTTTTCAAACGGGATTTCTGTTGCAAGCAACTCGAGAATTACTGCAAAAAGTTACGGAATTTATAACTTTCAATTTAGTTTTCAGTTTGTAAATACAGACACTCAGATTCAAGACGTAGATGTTTGGTTCGCTAAGAACGGCACAAACATTGCTAACTCAAATAGTCGGTTTTCTATTCCAAGCTCGCATGGTGGCGTAGATGGGCATTTGATTGCGTCTATGAATTTTTGGGTTGAGATGCAAGCAAATGATTACGTTGAAATCATGTGGCGTACAACAAGCACAACAGTTTCAATCCAGCAAATCCCTGCTCAAACAAGCCCAACACGCCCTGCAACGCCTTCAGCCATTGTGACTGTCAACTTTGCTTCATCAAATGGAACAAACGCTGCTGGTGATTATGGTGTTTACGCTAGTTCGCAGACAAAGGGTGAGGCTGTGTTGACTCATTTTGCAAACTCCACATCAAACAAAACTTACGCTTACATAATCGTGGGCTAGTGTATATAATTGCTCCGTGGATGACCCGCTACGGAGTCCTTTGAAAAGAAAGGTGCTTTTATGGCAGTCGAAACAACCACATCCACACAAACCACACAGATTGACCCAACCATTCAGCCATATTCGAAGTATGGTCTGGAAGAAGCTCAACGCTTGTATCAAGCTGGTGGCCCACAGTACTACCAAGGTCAAAGCTACGTTAGCCCATCTGCGGCTACTCAGACAGGCATCCAAGCCCTGCAAGCTCGCGCTCAAGCTGGAAGCCCTTTGTTGGGTACTGCTCAGAATCAATTGATGGG